ATCATCATCGGTCAGGGGATTGATGATGATCACGAGCGACTTGCCACGTCGCGCTGCGACGACATCGAGAAAGGAGATGTCGGCGAACAGGGACATGTTCACGCCACCCTTGCCCGTTGCGCCGCCGCCGGCGTAGACGAGATAGCGAAGTGAGTCGATGATCATCACGGACAGATCATCAGCGAACAGGAACCTCGCGATCTGTTCAGCAAGCTTCGCTTCGTGTTGGTGAAGGAAGAGTCCTTCATCAGCGCCGACGGTGGCGAGCTCGAGAGCGAATCGACGATCGAGCGGCTCGCCAAAGCGAGCGTAGATCGTGTTGTCGTTGAGCGCGTTCATCCGGCTCAAAGCAAGCGCGGTCTTGCCGCTGCCAGAGCGCCCGATGATCATGGTGACGCCGGGTGGCAACTTGAGAGTCGAACCCTTCTGTGCCAGGTCGACCGGGATCTCCAGGTCGGTTGCCACACCGAGCTTGTCAGCCAGGTATGAGTATTCACCGATCGGGAAGTTCTTCACGAGCGTCGGGATTGGTTTGTCACCCTCCGCGATTTTGAACTCGTACATGCGGCCGAGCTTGAGGCCGAGATGCGGAGTTTCGTCAGCGAGAATGAGGCGTTGGGCCTCATTGTAGTCTTTGGGCTTGCGCTTTTCTTGCGAGCCGTCAGTCTGTGTTGCTTCTGCCATGGTTTGTTCCTAGTGGACTTGGTACCGTTTGTCTGTGTAACGAGAGACGATCGGCCATGCTTCTTCAGCTGGCACTGTGGTTTGGATGAGCTTCAGCACATCCTCATCGATCTGCGACTCGGCTACCTTGTAGTGCAAGTAGTCCGGGTTTTGTAACACCAACGCATCCCAGCTCGAGAGGTTGGTGTACTTGCGCTGTTGCTCGTACGCTTCAGCGACAAGTGACGATGGGTAGAGGCCGAACTCATCGTAGAACTGCTTCTCGAACTCCTGATGCACCAGCGGGTAGCTTGGGGCCTGTGCGTAGTGCAGTCTTCGCTCCCTTTCACCGATGGCCCAGAAGTTTCGACGCTTCCGGTTGTCAATGCCCTGCTCAGGCACACACCAGTTAACGAGATACGAAATGATGTTCGGTGCGAGCTTGAGCTCACCCTTTTCATTTCTGTAAGGCACGTTGCCAAGGAAGGAGATGGGTGTCTCTTCTTCCAGCGCGAAGTACCTACACGTGTACCCACGTTCAT